GTACAAATAATCACGCTATTCATCACTCACTTAACAGTCCCGACAATAGCAAATTACAGGTAAAAGGTTGGTATTTCTTTAGATCAAAACCAACAGATTGGACACCAGCAACAAAAACAAATTCAATAGAACACTATAAAAAAATTGCTGCAATTAGCAACGAAAAAAGAAAGAAACCTGTCTATGGTGTAAGTATTAAAACCAACGAAATCGTAGAATTTGGTAGTATGAGTGAGGCGTCATTCTTTATCAAAGGTGATGGTAATTATAGTGGCGTTGCTAATATCAAAAACAACATTCAACGTATAAACAATGGGCAAACTTGGTGCAATGCTTATGGTTATAGATGGTACGAAAAAGCATAAAAAAAGACCCCTGATGTGGGGTCACTGTGTATCATCAATCAAGTGCTAATCTGTACCTTGCATAATCCTCTGCATCACTACGTTTGCGGAATCGTGCTTCTTCTCCTTCAAATCGTAAAGGTAAGTATCGGTATTTCTTTCCTTCCTTGGTGATAACGATTCGGGAGAATAGGTGAAGTGAGTAACTACCTTCTTCAGTATATTCATCCTCTTTCTTTACTATGAAAGGGAGAACTTGTTGATTGTTGAATGACTGTTTGGAGAGTAACATTGGAAGATTAGTTGTTAATGAGTTCAGCAGGACTTCCGCATGATTTGTAGAACTCAATCATACGATTTGCTTCATCTAGTGTAGAGAATGTTTGCGTTCTCCACTGTTGTTGATACGGTGTAAAGTAGCGAATCGTGAACATTTTGTTTGATTCAGTTAGAGTGAGCATCTTTTGGTAATAGTTGTCTGCTTCTACTTCACACTTATGAGATTCAGTTGCATCTTCAATCTCGTATTGTTTCATACTCAGAGAGTGAATCACGTTGTCCAGAAGATTAGTCAGTGCCTCAATCTTTTGTTCGTTAGTCATCATTAGTGCGGTTCCTTTTACTCTGTTGGTGGTTTCTCCAAGTCAGGAAATCGTGGAGTGCTTTTTGATATTCTTCTTCCGAGAAGTATGTACGGAGACCAATCGTATATGGGAAGGTACGGATTGTGGGTAATGCCTCAATCTTTTGTTCGTTAGTCATCAGTTAAGCACCATACCTTCAGTGAAAGGAACTTTGTTGCCGTTATCAATCACAAACCATTCAAAGTCACGTTGAAAGATACGAGCATCATTTCCATGAACTTTCAGAATAGCATTGAGACGTGATTTGGTGGTTACAGTTCTATAACCACAGGTGTAAAGTTCAAGGAAGGTATCACCAATCGTTGCAATATGATTGCCGTGAAGATACACATAAGAGGCATCTCTTTCGGGCGAATAGAGAACTTCAGTGTTGTCATTTTTCCAGTCTTTGCAATCAATGATTGCTTTATTCATTTGGAGTTCAATCTTTCGCATGGTTGGAAGTTGTGGTTATACTATAGGTACACTTTAGAGGATCCAAGTTGCAATCAAGCAACGATTGCAGACTCTACATTCACCTCACGGGTTTCCAGTAGAGCATAATCGTAGTTTGCTTCCAGATGCTTCAGGTAAGCATCTGCAGCGGAGAAGCAATCAAACAAGCGGAGAGATTTGAAGTCTTCACCTTCATAATCCAAACCGCCAATCACAGCGTAGACTTTAGACATTTGGGACATTTGGGAAGTGCTCATACTATAGGTACACTTTAGAGGATCCAAGTTAGTATCACACTTCAATCAAAGGTCCAGATACATCACAAAACTCACACAAATAATAATCAATACTCACATTGATTTCCTCTGCAAGTTGTGAGAATTGTGCAAATTGTTCTTCGGAAAGAATGTAGAAATCAGTCTCAATCATGGGGTGCAATAATGTCAGCAACAGTGTGTAATGTGGTGGCAGTGATGTTACGAACTCCTGGTGATAGGATACTCGCAACGATAAAGATTAACAGAATTGTTTTCACTTTCTGTCGTCTCATTCAGTCAAAGCGGGAAGATACATCACGACCAGGATTCTCAAGATGTGCTACACTCTCAGCAACACCTTCAGCAGTTAATGCAAACTGAACTTTTTTGCCTTCGTGATAGATGTCAAAGACAGATTGCACATAAGGAGTCAAATTGCCTTCAGAATCCCATGCGTTTCGTGTGTGTGAAGTCTTGACGATTTCGTAGACTTTAGAGGTGAGAGGTGAAGTGTAAGTGCTCATACTATAGGTACACTTTAGAGGATCCAAGTTAGTGACTCTTACGAATCACAAACCGTTGATATAATCAGCAACTGCTTGCTTATATTCTTCTTCAGTCTCAAAGATGCGACCGTGAATGTTACGCGGATAAGTAGGGTTCAATTCACCTACTGCAGCAACAGCGTAACAATCTTGGGCATCATATCCCATTTCAATGAGATTTTGAACGTAAGGATTGTAGTGTGTCATTGTGATTTAGTGGTAAAACAGTGAGTGTGAATCAGTTGCCGAAGAAAGCGTCGAACTCATCAGCAACATAATCAATCAGTTCGTCAGTTGCATCAAGGTCAAAGACATTGCAAACGAAATCTACACAATCATTCAAATCTGTGTGATTGTTGCACATGAACTCCAGAAGTGCAGGAGTGATGTCGGTTTGGAAGTCGAAAGAGGTGTTAGTCATACTATAGGTACACTTTAGAGGATCCAAGTTGCTATCAGAAAAGATTGCGACCGAATGAACCACACAAATAAAATGCCATTCCTTTATCCTTAAGCGTCACACCTGCGAAACGGAGAGGAACATAGCGACCGTTAGTTTTAGATGCTTTGGTGCGAATCTGCAGCAATCCGTTAGGTCCAGTGATTGTATTCAGTTCGCTTTCAATATCAAATGCACGGCGAATCTGCTCACAAATGAACTCATAATCCTCACGCAGTTCCTGATAGTGTTCGGGATGAGTTTCCTCATTCAGTACAACAGAACCTACATAATCGTTCTCACGGGTGAATCCAACATATACAGTTTGCTTCAGTTTCTGTCCAACCTTACTATCATCAAAAGACACAGAATCTTCAATGATTTCAGATAGACAATGCTTCAACTGTGTGGCAGCAATAGATTCACCAACTGTAAAAGTCTTAATCTCTCCATCCTCCAAATCTTTGAGGTCAGAAGAGTTAGGAACTCCAAGGACAATTTCTAACAGTTGCCCGCGAGCACCTTTGTTCTTGCCAGGTTTATCAAATGCACTGAAATCAGTTACATTCAGTTTGGCAGATACCTGCAAAGTGGTAAGTTTGGACATTGTGGAATTGCGGTGATACTATAGGTACACTTTAGAGGATCCAAGTTGCTATCAACTTTCTTGTGTTACACTTTCCACCAAATCGTTCACATAATCCTCATCATAGAGTCGTGAAATCTCTTCGATTAACTCTTCTGGAAGTGAGCAAGTTTCGCGGAGATTCTCTTCAATCGTATCGCTTGCAAATTGTACCAAACTGTCGAGGTCCATACCATCAACAATCGACTCAATGTAGAGTGCAAGCAGTTTATCGTATTGGTCTTGAGTAAGTGTCATTTTGTTTGTGAAGTTAGGGAGGGAAATCATTTCAAGATGTGGCGATAATCAATGGATTTGATACACCAACCGTAGGCAGTTGTAATCTCTTCTACTAAATCTTCTTCATCATCTGCCTCCCAGATTTGACCGATTGTTGCTTGAGTGGCATAATCAAACTCCAAGAATCCATCACATTCTGCATCGTGTTCTGGAGATTGATTCTCGCCACAATACGGACATTCATCATCAAAATCAAAAGCGATTTCAGTAACTTGGAATTGCATCATTTGCAGTAGTTAGGGTCAATTTGGCAGAACTGATCTGCTTGGCGTTCTTGATACTCATTCACCGTCGCATAAGCAGGAATTGCAACTTTAAAACCAAGTGCAATAGTAGCAATCAGGAAAGCAATTCGCATTACTAATCAGTCAACGACAGAGTAACAGGCAACCCAGGAAGGAATCCCAGAAAGTGATAGCGAACCGTTGCGGGCATCGCAATAGTCTTGGGCGTCATCTTCAGTGTAGAAAGGTCCAATATACTCGGGAGAATCCAGAGCATCGGATACGAAACGGACGGTGAAAGTGTTGCTCATACTATAGGTACACTTTAGAGGATCCAAGTTAGAATCAACGAAAACTTACATTGACCGCAACAACTTTTGCGTGAGGATTTCGTGCCAGTGCAGTCTCACGGGCATCTTTTGGGTTGGTTGCTTGCACTTCTTCTTTGAAGACTTTGCCACCAACGTAGAGTTCAACGATGTACTTCATGTGTTTGTTTGTATTTTAGAAAAAATTGAGGATTTCCCTGCAGTGAATGACCTATGACACCGCTGCAGTAGAATTGAAGAAAAAACAGGTTTTTGCTTCAGTGGTGGACTGGGTTCTCAGTGAGACACAAGTGAGAATCACAGGGTTTGCCACTCTTGTGCCTCTTTCAAGTTAGAGTTAAAGAATTTTTGGAAGATAGAATCGATCACAGGATACCATTCTTCGTTTGCACTAGGATACCCACATTCTCGTGCTTGATTGAGAAACTTAAGAATACAACTTTCCTCATTAGGAGTAAAATTAACGCGATTGAAAGTGTAACCGTCAGTCATCAATCATCTCCAAAGTTGTTGACAAGAAAATCCTCAAGTTCGCAAAGTTCCACCTCATCTAAGGAGTCAATGTAGTTACGCAAAGTATCTTCTAAGACACCATTATTCTTTTTGCAAGTTTCATACAGAAACTCAAAAAGTTGTGTTTTGTTAGTCATAATCAGTTAGCGTAGATGGACATTTGCTTACGGTCACGGATTGAATCATCAATCACCTCACCAATCTGTTCGTAAATGTAGTCGGAACCGCCTACATCAGCGAGCACATCTTGAGTGAAAAGAGAAGAAAAATACTTCTCTTGATTGTCCTCACCATCAAACTCAACGACATCGTGTTGAGTGAATACAAACGCAGCACAGGGAGCGTTCTCACCTTGACTCTCAATCATTTGGTTGATAGAGTCACGAAGTTCAGAAAGAGTGCGGTACATAATTAAACAGGGGTAACTTCAACAGAGCGGATAAGATTTGTGCGGTCTTGTGCTAGGTAATCATCAGCGATTTTACCACAAGATGAACGAGACTTGATGAACCTTTCTTCATAGTAAGTCTCTGCACTGTTGGGGACTTTATACTCAATCAAGAGTCGATAGTTGTTCATAATCAGTACAGAAGAGAGAAAGAACCACAGAACTTACGAACCCACTGGAGAGTATCATAATGACTGCGAGGATTAGACATTACCATGCTCTTGTTAGTTACAGGATTGAGAGCAATAGCAACATATTTGTGGTCACATTCTTGATACTCAGGGGTGATTTGTTGAATGAACATTTGCATCACCTTACCTTCTTTCCAGTTGGTGACATAGTGAAAGACTTGATCCATTTCAGTGGTTGTGCTCATACTATAGGTACACTTTAGAGGATCCAAGTAAGAATCACTCACCACTTTCCTTGTTGAATGAGAATCTTTTTGATTTCAGTATAAATGAAGTGACGAAGTTTAGAGTCGGTAGTGTTATCAAAAGCATAATAGAGACGATTCAAGTATTCATTCTGTGTCGCACCTATGTTACCATTACCACCGATGTCATTGAGTGTAGAACCTCCCTTAGATTTGGGTTTTCCGAAGTTGCCTGTAATGTTTCCTTGTGTGCGAAGTTTGGGGCGAATCTTTGAAAGGTTAGAGTAAGTCATCGTGCTACAATGTCAAGAGTTTCCAACAGCATCATAGAAAGTTCCATCTGGTTCTCATCATCAACCACAGGAATGTTTGTCTCTACAAACTCACTAATCAGTTGGGCAAAGAGTTCAGTTGTGCGCTCATCTGCGAATAGAGCAGTGGCAAGTTCGTTCTTGAACCCATCACGCAAAAGTTTGAGAGACTTTGTGACAGTCATTTCTTTGATTTGTTCATCATAAGTCATTTCAGTGTCAGGGATTGTGCTCATTCTTCATTTCCATCAAAAATCGAATCTTCCCAACCATCAAGGTAAGGTTGTTCATCCTCCTCATAAGGGAACATTTCGTCATACTCTTCGTCAGTCAGAGTAAGATACTGAACATTAGCATTTTTGTGCTCTTCAGCATACACTAACTGATAGTGAGCGAAAGAAGAAGGGTCTGAACTAGCGTATTCTAGCAAACCATCAACAAAACAAAGGTAGTTCATTTTGCGTACAGATAGGTTATAAATAATAACACAGTATGCAGGTATTAAAGATGAAAGAACACCCAGAACATAAAGGTTATTTTATCACAGAAAACGGTGAAGTTTGGTCATACTGGCGCAATCGTGGAAGAGATGGGTGGGGAGTAGTATTGGATAAAGAACCAAAAAAAAGAAGATTTAATAATCATTGCAAGGGATACTTGACTGTTTGGATTAAAACGGAAGAAGGACAGAAGTTAAAAAAAGTTCATCGTTTGGTCGCAGAAACTTACATTCCAAATCCAAATAATCTCCCTCAAGTTAATCACATTGATGGCGTAAAAACAAACAACAATGTCAGTAATCTTGAGTGGTGCAGTAATCAAAAAAACACGGAGTTGGCATTAGCAAAAGTTCATCGGTTAGTAACACCAACTGGAGAAATAGTAGAAGTTTTTAATCTTGGAAAGTTTTGTAGAGAACATAAAATTGATAGGGGAGACCTTTATAAAGGGAAAAAGTCCAAAGGTTACTATTTGCAATAATCACCTTTTGTAAAGATATCCGGACGACCAATCTGCGTTCTCAAACAACCATTCACGGTCCTTAATTAACAAGAGATTGTATCGCTCACCCTTTGCAGGACTACGCCACGACGCTGACTTGAAAACGCCTCCATTTTGCTTGTCGATAAAACAGTGAACCGATCTCGATCCACCACCATTCACCAGAATGACTTTGTGATACTTTTTGCCAGTCTCAACAGTATAATCAATGTCACACTTGCCAGACTTGAGTTCATCAATCTTGCGCTGATGATACTCTTGATTATCAGCATCATTCACGAACTTTTGGTGACCGCGAATAGAATACTGACGATAGTTGTCTTTCAGTGCTTCAATCAGCAGCAGAGTGTTCTTATACACATTCTCTGCAATAGTTTGTTGTGCTTGTGCTTGCATCGTAGGAGTGCTCATACTATAGGTACACTTTCGAGGATCCAAGTTACCAACTCTTTGCGATTGTGAAGTTGGCATGAGAGAATACCTCACGATCAACTACTTTGTAAGACCCAAACTTGTTATGAATGACATAACCCTCGTGGAAACCTGCAACATCCCAGAGGAAACATTCAATGTCATCCTCTTCATGAATGAACAGGAACAAATCATCCTTGATAGACTTCACCAACTTCCACAATCTGATGAGGTTGATGTCACAATCGCATTTTTCTGCAATTTCATCCTCACGGATGGTGCGTTGCTCTCGGATGCAAGCGTTAATCTCTTTTTTGATTTGTGATGCTTTCTTGTCGCTCACAAACTCACACAGAGTGCTCATTTGTTTAGCAAAGTTACACACATCCTCCAAATCTTCACGATAAGGATTCAGCGACACAGCAGGTTGCACAAACAAACATTTCTTTGTGCTTGCAAACTTGCTAGTGATAGGATGTGCTACCATTTCAGGCAGACGCTCACCAGTGTAGTAAGTATGTGGAGCAACGATAATCTCTTGACGCACAACTTCAGGAAAACGATAGGTAATCGTGTTGGGCGTGAATGTATCCAACCCTTTACCGAAACCAATCCAATCTCCCTGATACACATTGTTAGTGCGAGGAAGATAATCCAGACAGAAGATGAGGATTTGTGCTACCCTTGGTTGTCCACCAAAATGAGTAAAGATGTCATCTTCGTTATAGCAAAGGCGAATCTTTTGCTTGTTAAATGCTGCTTTGGTGCAGACAAAAAACTTACCATTCTCAGGATTAGTGCCCCAAACAATAGCAGGAGCACCATCCATCTTGACGCTGATAAAACTATCAACCTCAGAGAACCAATCAAGAACAGATAGATTACCCGTCAGGATTTCATCTTCAGGGTGCTCAAGGTGCTTATTTTGCATTGGTTGCTTACTCATACTATAGGTACACTTTCGAGGATCCAAGTTTCAATCAATCAAACTTGCATCAGTTTAGCAAGACGATTGCGAATATCAAAGAGTTCCATTTCATCCATATCTACATCATCAAGACCTACGGGAGCAAACGCTTCAAGATCTACAGTGCCATTTTGCATAATGGGAGAATAATATAACTCATCTCCATCTTCTTGCGACAGAGTATAGACGCAACCGTGACCAGGAACAGTGAGGAAAATCATTGAAGTTTTACGAACAAAGGTACAATAAAGGAGCACTTGCTAAATTGCAAGTGCTCCTGTGTCAGTTTTTATACTGCCACACGACGGGCAGATATTTGTTGTTCAATAAAGTTCAATACTTGCTTCACATAAGGCGAAACAGTTTGAGTGAACTTCACCACATCTTCACGAAGTTTGTTGACTTCATACTGATGGATTTGCCAGCGAACCTGAATGTCTTGGAAGTATTGTTCACGAGTAATCAGTACCTGTGGGACGGACACTTCGGGAGCAACAGAGACATTAGCAGTTTGCTTGCGAGCGCGAGGCATAGGGTAAATGCGTCTTACACTATAGGTACACTTTAGAGGATCCAAGTTTAATTCACTGGAAGTTTTGCCATTGACTTACCTTTTTTGTGGTCTGTGATATACTTTCGCGCAGAACTTTCGGTCCTACAAACTTTCTCAAGTTGCTGACCATTGTGAATGATAAGATACTGATTCCCAAACGGAATTGCAGCATATGTATCCTTGAACATTGTAAATCCTTCTTTCATCGTTACATAAACTTGGTAAGACCAACAGTTTCACTAACTCTCTTTTCAATCAATTTACCATACTCCTCGTGAAGTTCGCATCCAACATAATTCCTTCCCAAAGATTTGGCAACAGCAGCAGTAGTCCCACTACCCATAAATGGGTCAAGAATAGTGTCACCTTCACGAGAACCAGCAATAATACAAGGTTCAATAAGTTCTGGAGGATAAACTGCAAAGTGAGAACCTTTGTATGGTTTAGTTGTTACTTCCCATACACTACGTTTCCGTTTTAATTCCTTGCCATCTACAGTGGGTTCTTTAATCGAATCAACATCAAAATAATAGTTCTTGCTCTTAGATAAGAGGAAGATATATTCGTGAGATTTGGTACATCGATCTTTCATACTTTCGGGCATTGGATTTGGTTTGCTCCAAATAATATCCTGTCGTAGATACCAACCATCTGCACGCAAAGCAAATGCTAGCATCCAAGGAATACCAATCAAATCTTTATCCTTTAGACCCTCAAGTTTATTTCCTCTTCTAGGATTTCGTATTTGTGGCAAATCTTGGTTGTTAGATGCCACAGATTGCTTAGGTAGTGTCTGACCTTTACCAGAACGATAGTTGTAATAAGAATCACCAATGTTAACCCACAATGTGCCATCATCTGTAAGAACATCACGCACACCGCGAAACACCTCTACCAGTTGGGAGATAAACTCTTCAGGCGACTCTTCTAAACCAATTTGATTATCTTCGTTACCGTAATCACGCAGACCGTAGTATGGTGGAGAGGTCACACACATTTGTGCTTTTACACCAGCGTCTACAAAATGTTTAAGAGTTGAGCGGCAGTCACCATAAAGAATAACATCCTTCATTCAAGAACCTCTTTTACAAACAATTTATCCATATTTGAGTGATTTATACGAAAGCAAGTGCCACGATTGCGAACACCCTTACCAGTGCCAACATTATACTGGGTTCTCAGTCGTAAGTCAATAGAAATTACATCATCTTCGATTGCCTTACGAAACAGATTTTTATCAATAGAAATGTAGACATACGCTTCATTGTAGTGAAAATACTCTATACCATTACGAACTTCAACATCGGCAAATACTTTAACACAAGATGGAAATTTGTGAGCAAACTGTTTAATAAGTGAATCCCAATCCCACCTAACAATCTCCAGTTCTTCGTGCTTTATGGAAACATATTCATCATCAGTATGAATCCAAAATCCTCTGTTGTTTTTGGTTCTTGTCACAGTAGATTGTCCAGACAATTCCCCAATGTGTTTTGTGTGAGGAAATCCAAAAGTTTCTAGGAACTTTAATTGAGGTATCTGCCATTCACCTTCCTTTGTAAAGAGAGTTTGTTTTCCACCAGCACCTTTCCTTGCTGCTTTCAACTCTTTTCCATCAATATCTGGACCAGAGATACAATTCTCAGTCAAACCAAGTTCTTGTTCAAAAGTATGACCAACTCCAGTATCACCTTTGCGATGAGACTTTATGAAACCTTTTGCTTTAATTCGGTTGTAAGCAGGAACGAACTCAACGAAATCCATGGTAAAATCTATACTTTAGTAAAAATCAGGAATTTGGTTGCAGTGGATGACCTATGACACCGCTGCAGTAGAATTGAAGAAAAATCAGGTTTTGACCCCTGACTGTGACTGGGTTCTTAGGCGAGACTCACCGCCGCACTACACTATCAACCATCTCACCCTTCTCAAACACAGCATCAACAACTCGCTGGAGTGCTCGCTCTGTAGATACTCCAACTTTGGAATATACAGGCACCACACAGAGACCGAAGACCTTTTCTTTGCCGCCAAGGCGAAGAACCCGACCAATAGTTTGGGTCATTTCAATCACATCCATATTGCGAAGAAAGACGACCGCCTCTAGTTCGCTGACATTAATTCCTTCGCTCAAAATAGAGCGATGGAAGCAAACAAACTTCTTGTTAGGGTCACGACCCCAAGAATTGAGCGTGTCAAAGAATACTTCACGATTGACTTTCTTACCATCAATAATCGCTCCAGTTTTTGAGGTGATGTAGAGGTAAGAATAACCACGCTGATTTAGTTGGGAAGCACAGTCAGTATGAGACATCAGGTTGATAAGTTGCTTCGCAGACTTAACACATACCAGGATTTTCTTGCAATCAATATCCTCCAGAGTGTCCATCAGATTGCTACTGTCACATTCAGCAGTTACCTGCTTTGGTGCAAGTACATCAAACTTCTTCGCTACAATCTTAGGAGCAATAATGTATCCTCCATCAACAAGTTCAGGAGCAGAAACGCGGCAAATAATATCTCCATAGACATCACGATCGTTCATTCCAGGTTTAGAAGGAGTGAGCGAAGTCTTCCTGGTAGCAGTGAAGAAGTAGCAGCGGCGTGCATTAGCAGCAAAGTGCTCAGTTGCAGGGAAAAAGTGACGCTGAACAGAATTATGTGCCTCGTCAAAGTAAATGGTATCCACATCAACTTCTGCCACTTGAAGACGCGACAGAGAGTTGTAGGTGGTTACAATCAGGCGATGATTGTCGGCATTAGCATCAACCCAGTTGCGAATCTCTTGAGGGCGAGTAGAAGACTCGTGATGAGTTTCGCCACTGTGAACATGGAAAACAGCAGCGTTAGTGATAAACTCCAGGAACTCCGAAGACAGTTGCTCTGCCAGAAGAATACGCGGAGCAACAACAACAATGGTCTGGGGAGTTTGTGACTGCAACTCACGCAGACAATCATAGATCATCTTCAGAGTCTTGCCACCACCAGTAGGAACAATGACTTGACCTTTATCATGCTGTTGCATAGCAGCAACTCCGCGTTCTTGGTGAGGACGAAGATTGATCAGATGAGGAATCATTACGAATTACAGAGTTTCAGGTGGTTTGGTATCTAAAAGACATTATAGCACCCTTCCTGACGCTTGGAAAGGGTGCTGGCGGACAGTTAATCAACCGCCAAACATTTCATCAAACAACCAATCACCAGAACGCTCTTTTTCTTCCCAGACTTTGTTAGCGTTTGCTTCAATCATTGCTCGCTCAATTTTCATGTCGATAGGAGAAACAGTGCTGAACCAGTTACCGTTGCGGTCTTGCCAGAGCATAATGTTGTTTCGTTTGAGTGCTTATACTATAGGGACACTTTAGAGGATCCAAGTAAGTATCAGCGAGAAGTGTATCGGTGTTGGAGGTCTTTCTCACTCTTAATGTTTTTACCTCTTTCTCTTTCTCCTGCAATTACAAGATCGCGGAGTTTCTGTTCTCCCTTTCTTGTAACATGCAATCTTTCTTGTCTGCTTAGACCAGATGCTTTTTGTGGTTTGTATCCAGGAGCGGGTTCTGCTGTTGCTTTCTTCTTAGAAAGAAGTTTAGTTGCTGCTTTTACTACTTCTTTTGCTTTTGGTTTTTCTGCTGCTGGTGCTGGTGATTCTCCACCTTTCTTAGCAGCAATTCTTGCCTGTGCTGCTTTTCTTCTTTCCTCTTTTGCTGCTGCCAGTTGTCTTTCTCTAGCAGATCCACGCTCTTGTTCTGGTTGTTGAATTTGTGAACCCTTTGGTTTTCCAATATCCTTGCGTGGTTTGTATTCTTTTGCTGGTTCCATTTTACCACCGCCAACTGCTTTCATACGGCGTTTTTCAGGAGTTGTCTTTTTGCGTTCAGCACCAATACGACCGCCAGGTCTTGCTTTTCTGATTGTTGCTTGGAATCCAAGTGCTTTTGACTTGTCATCAACTTCTTCGCAAATAGACATAAACTCCTGAAAGGTTTTCATTGTTATCTAAACACTACTTTTTAGTATTTAGAACTCTACTTCCTTTGCTTTATATGAACCCTTGAATACTCGTCCTTCAGTATAGAATTGCTTTACACGTTCGCGGCGAGTAGCAAGAAGCAAATCATATTCTTCTTGTTGCTGCTTAGTAAAGATAAAATCTTGACGACGCCAAGCATCTTTCAGTTCTTGAATGTGAGGGAGCACGTTGGGGATGTGTTCAGTCATTTGAGAATAATAAAGGAAAAGTGTTCTGTGTGGGTGATTTGGTGGACAGTTTAGAAACTGTCAGTAATCATAGTTGGAGTTAAGATACTCATTAAGATTGAAGTCGTTAGATTCTTCAATGAGTTCAGTTAGATCTTTTTCAATAAAATCAAATCCATTAGATTCTTCAATTTGAATGTCATCGAAGCAGTCCATAATTTGTTTCATGCTTACATTATAGGTACACTTTAGAGGATCCAAGTAAAAATCAATCAATTTTTTTAACAGATTTTGCTAACTTTTTCAGTCTCTTTGTTACTTCTTTTCCGCCACTACGCTTTACAATTAACTTATTAACTTCTTTCTTTGTTGGTTTCCCTTCTGGACCTTCATATCTTTGAAGAGTATAAGTTTGCACACCAGTATCACTCCTCTTGTAAGTTCCAGGAACTGCTTGAGGTGGAGTGTCTGGTCTTTTTGCTTCGCAGATTTCGTAGAACTCTCTAAATGTTAGCATTTTATCCTAATTCTCCCATTGCTTTTTGCTTACGAAGTTTCTTAGGATTCTTCGTCTTATCTGCAGAGTAGTTATTATCATCCTCATTATCAGGATCTACAGCACTACGATGTCTCGTGCGTCTTTCTTCATCATCCATATTTGCACGACTTCTCTTTGCTTCATCTGGAGAATATCTTCTACCACTGTTATACCATTCCTTACCTACATGACCTCTCTTCTCAGCATCAGCAGAAGCAGATCTCCTCTTATTCTTCTGACGATTTGCCTTGAAGTCCTTCATAGTCATTCCTTCAGCAATCATAATACTCTCTCTCCACTCTTCACTCATATTCCCCATAATTGCCGTTGCTGCTTGTTCAGTATCAGCATATCCTTCATCAAGAAGGTGCGAAAGAATGATGTCGTATAGGTCATAATCCTCAACATATTGTGAACGATATTTGCCACCTGTTTTTTTATGAGTATCTTCAAGTTCTGCTGCTCTTGCGTCAGCATACTTTCTACTCTTTACTGGTTTACCAATCTTCTTCTCTTTCTTTCCATCAGGAGAACCCATTACTTGATATGGCATCTCATCAAGTTGCTGGTTTTCAACAACTTCCATATATGCTTCTTGAAGATTGCGAATGTCTTGAGCGTCCATCTTATGAATAACTTTTTAGTTATTTATTGTTACTCAAACTCAAGGGGTTTATTTGCAACTCTCATAGGTGGAGTTTGATATTCTGGCATACTAGAAGTTTCAACAAATACTTCTATCTTAGTCTCATCATTCCAATGTCGAATTGCATTAGCGATAATGAAGCAGTTGGTAATAAAAATGCTCAAAAACATCAAAAGGCGGATAAGTGCTACCTTATCCGCTTCTTTATCACATTTACTTGCTTTTTCTCCAAGTGCCTTAGCAAGCAATCGCCAGACAGTTCTGTTCTTCTTCATATCTTGATTTTCTTGATTTAACATACTTTAAATGTTTCCAATCTTCTTTATAACAAACAACAAGCAATCTTTCATTTGCGTGAATGGGGCAGGCGTGATAGTTTACTTGGTCTTTAGGACGAACAACATACTCAATCGTAACATATTCGTCATCCCTAAAATAAACCCAACCTTCAACACCTTTTGTCCATTCAACATAATCATTGACTTGTGGTTTGTATGTCATACAAAGAACGCATCCAATGGAGACTGCTTGATAGGCATTGCTGAATAGTTTCGCGTGTCGTTGATATTTACACGAGCACCAACTGTCTTACTATTGATTGGGGCAAAGTATTCTCTGGTCTTGGATTTGTAGAATCCCCAGATTGTCCTTGTGGGAGCACCATTATTGTAATCAAACTTACGATTGCAATACAACCATATAGCAATAACTCCACGCTTGAACTCTTCGAACTCATAATAATAATTTTCGGGTGCTTTATGCGGAAACTCAGCAATCATAGAACTTGTCACGCGACATATACTCAATTTGTTTCTGCAGTTGTGAGATTTCGTGTTCTTGTTCTGCAATTTTACTTTGCAGTTGTTCAATACGTTCTTGGTACTGTTTCTTCAAATCAAACACCATTTTATTGGTGTGAGTAACGTGGTGAGTCATCAGGTTGTAAAAGATTCAACTACTGCAGATTCTACATCCTCAGCAAGCGCATAAGTCCTCGCGCTTAACACATTTTCACGAAGAGTAGTATAGTGTTGCTCATAAAAATTGTCAGAATCTTCTGCAGAAATCAAATCAAAACATTCATTGTCGTTTTCCGCAATCACATTCCAAAGTCCACCGTATTCACTGGACGGAAAAGGAATGTAGTGGTCAACGATGTAAAGAAACTTTTGTGCCATTTGTCTTTGTAAATTACCTCTTAAGTTTAAGATTAGTTGTCGTTATTGTCAATGTCGGAAGCAACTATAAAAGAAACTCCTACAGTCAAAAGAATACCGATTCCCATACCAAGAATAAAAGTCATTAGTAAAACTCAGCGAGATAGTAGTCAACAGTTACCTCAAGTTTCGCTGCTTCACGCTCAACTTCTTTCCAGAACTCTTCTGCTACTTTGTCCATTTCTGCTTGTTTAATAAGGTCACGGAGTCGTTTGGGGATCATTTGGATTTCTCCTTAAGTTTTGCTTCTTCGCGTGAATACATTACCTTTAAGTAATATAGCATAATGGAGGATACAAATGCAACCAGTGCTGCGTAGATTGCTACACCGAGTACAATACTCATCTGATTTCTATAGAGGGTGGTTTCTTGAGATTCTCTATTGCCTTAGAGCGATAGTAAGCATCATACATTTTGTCATCACGCTGGATTAGAAAGACATTCCAACCAAGAATAACTGCAAAACCAATCAATCCAACAACAATGTACTTTTTGTTCATTTGCTCATTTGAAGAGTAGGAACAGGCATACCACCTTCGGTGGGAACATAGATGGTCACATTACCTTTGTTAGATCCTTCTTCAAGACCAGTAATGTAAAGATACTGAAGATACTCACGGTTGTCCTTCAGACTATCACCAATGATTTGGTTTGCCTTAGCAACACCAGTAGCACGGATGATTTCAGCATCAGCAAGTTGTTGAGCACTATCTTTCTTTGCTTGTGCTTCAAGAACTGCTACCTGACGAGTGTATTCTGCTTTTTGCAACTCTGCTTTACCAGCAAGAGATTGCTGCCACACATTATATTGTGGACCACCAATAAAGATGAGACCACCAATCACAACCACACCGACAGCAATAGCAGCAACAGCAGGGTCAATAAATCCGTTTTGTTGTTTCATAATAATTTACCTAAGAATTAAACAGCAAGCGCAGCAGAGGGGATTTCAATCACTTCAGGAAGTTTTTGTTCATAACAATTCATATTGTAGCACACCCATTCACCGTTGCGGAAGACATAGGCATACTCTTCACCATTAGCAGGCAGAAGATACTCACACAAATCAGCATCAAGACGAGGAGGACAATCATCGTTACGATAAGAATAATAGTTGGGTCCATAAACACCCTTCACTGCACTATCATTCCAGCGGTCATCAGTCCAGCAGCAAGACATATCACCACCATCAATCAAGTCAGCAACTTTCTGACGAGTGTTGTAATGAGTGTTCAGGATACGACCCAACCATTCAGGATAACCATCCCAGTGGTGATACACAGAGAGAATAGAACCATTCTTAAGTTCAAGACCGATTCGTGCTCGGGTGGACATTTCAAGTTTGTTGCTTACATTATAGGTACACTTTAGAGGATCCAAGTTAGTAAACTGCTATGAGTTCACTTGCTTTTTTCCTACTGCCGCCTTTTGCAGCAATCGTTCTAGTTACTTGAATTTGATAGATTGTAGCATTTTTGTAGAGTTCTCTTGTAATAGGAACATCGTGATTTGATACAATCACTTTGATACCTTTAGATGAAAGAGATTCTGCAAGTTGTGCTAACTGAACTTGTTGGTCAGAAGTAAATCCATCAGTCGCATAACTTGTGAAATTTGCAGTATTTGATGCAGGAACATACGGTGGGTCAAAGTAGACAACATCACCTGCTTCCAAATCCTCATACAGAGATGAATCTTCAAAAGAAAGTGATGTGAACCTCACCAATTGTTTGGATAAGAAATACATCCTGAAGTTCATCATTTCCTCTCTGGGAAAGTAAGCACTTTGTATTTCTTTCTCCCCAGTATCCTTATTTACAACTTCTCTACCATAAGGAACATTAAACATTCCTTTGCTATTATATCTTGATAGTCCATTAAAACAGTGCTTATTCAAATAAATGAATAACCTTGCTCTCTCTGTAGTATCTGTTGCTTGATTGAAGTGCTCTCGCAACTCCAAATATACTTCTCTTGTATTATTCTCTGGCGTGAATAGTTCTTCGCAGTATTGAATGAAACTATCATCATTTGGATTTACCAAATTCTGATAGATTGCTACCAAATCCTTATTCACATCGTTGAGGATATATTGCTGTGCTGGTGTATTCAAAGCAACAGCAAGACTACCACCAAAGGGTTCACAATAACGCTTTGGATAACCAATATGGGGAATAAGATGGGGCAGAACTCTTGTTTTATTGCCAGCCCATTTAAGAAAAGTTTTGTTCATTGGATAAGTATAGCATAAAAAAGAGGGTTGTCAACCCCCCAGAAACTCAACCACCCTTTTCTCTCAAACTTCGCACAAGATACTCAGTAAATTGCTCCATCTTCTCAGGAACTACAGCAGCAGGGCGTTGATTGATTACATTTTTAAGTGCAGTCATTTCATTAAACTCTTCGTCTGTAAGTTTTTTATTTCCCTTTGAAGGAAGAGTCATAAGTTTTGCTCCCGTGATTATGTCCATATCCTAACACTATTTAAGGGGGTTGTGTGGTTTCTTAATATTCTCTTTGGGATTGTTTAACAGTTCTTAATCGTTGAAGAAAGAACCAAAACTACCACGACTTCCTGGTTTTCTATCTTCCAACATATCCATCAGTTCTTCGATTTTTTTGCAGTTTTCCATATCAAGAAGAACTTGTGACAGTTGTTTTACAACTAATGGTTTTTCTGATGTAGATGCAACACGAATAGCAGCACGAAGATGTGATTCTGCTTCCAAGATATGATCTAAAGTTTGTTTACTTAGTGCCATTTAATCGGTCCTCGCATTTAGTGTAAAAAGTCCCTTCAACATAACAGGACTTACCAGCTTCGTAGTATCTTACCACAGATGGTTTGGGTTGGTCAAGAGCACAATATCCTTGATTAGATAATGCACTTTCGGCACATAACATTAAAGCAGCGGGTGCAAGAAGTTTGATTGTATACATCAACACTCATCCATTCCAAGTGGTTTAGTTACTTTACGCAACTCAAAACTACCGTCCCCACGGTCAATCCACTCCACAGTATCACCTTCCTTCAGATTTGCTGCTTCTAATAAATCATCAGGGAAACTGATAAAATATTCTGTCTCATCAGTATCAGTATCTTTACATTCTTCAACAGGAAGTTGCCACTTTACTACTCTATCTTTTACTGGATAAAGGTCTCCATCTTCAGTTATATGGACTTTGGATTTTTCTGAGCGATTATCAATATCTTCCCAAAAATCATCCCAAGCACTTTTACACTCTGGTGAAGAGTTATCTTTATCACAACTCAAGATTTCATTTAGATAATCCTTATATTTGTTATTATCAACACCACTATTCAAAAGTCCAAGAAGTTCATATGCTTCAGATGTTTTTTGTTTATATGTGTAGTAATTATCTTTTACTACACCAACAATTACATCATAAATCTCTTTTGGTGTTGCTTCACCAGAAGACATTGCATCATGCATCCAATTTTCAAGATTCTCAAGAGAATACTTTTTGTAATCAAAGTCAGTCATTTCTTGGTTTGTGTTTAGAGCAATCGTGGCAATAGTAAGAGAAACCATCGCGGAAGTATTTTACCACCTGATAGTGGTCTTTGTCAAGTGGTTTCACCACTCCACACTTATCACAAATCCTTGTCTTTCTTGATAGACTTTCGAACTCGTTTGAGTTCCTTGAGTTCCATTTTAATATTTTTGTAAGCAGCGTCAGCATCTAATTTGCCTCCCATTTCCATTGCAATAATTACATCGACTCTTGTGCCAAAGTGTGCAAGAGCCTTTTCAAAATCATCGAGTTCATACATCGTTTTTATTCCAATTTTCAAGAGTCAGAATATCTATGCGTGCATCAACTGCATCAATAGAATTAGAGAGTTCATAAAAGCAATTGCTATTCTCTACACTTTCCGCTTCAAGTGCTTCAATTCTCAATTCAAGTTCAAGTAACTTTGAATAAACATCATCTTCAACAAAAATTTCTGTTGAAGTAAAAAACCATTCAATAAATTTTCTAATCATTATCAAGAAGTCCAACAGATTTTAAGTAACGCCTATATGACATAAAACGCCCCAAAGATGGTTGTCCTGGAGCATTTAATTGGTGGCAGATTTCGCAGTAACACAACCACTCATACCAAGGAGTAGTCTTATCAAGAACATGATAGGGATATTCTACAGCAGTTCTTTCCAAAATTGTTCTCCTTTTTGTAACGCTAATACGACAGTTGTATGCTCTCTTGCGTGTCTATCGAGGTCTTTTTCATTAAAGTAAATGTTAGACCTTTCTACAGCACAACGAAAGATATTTGCCCAAAATTGTTGATTAGGATTCAGTCGCATTTTCATTCTTATTGAATCCAAATTTAATCTTTTCTTCTTCTAAACGAAGTTTGTGTGCAAGATTACAGACCGTTTCCATTACCTTGAGCGTGTCTTCTGTTGTGGCATTTGTAGGCATACGACTATTAACAATGCGAAACAAAGGAAAGAATTGTTCTGCTGCTTGCTGTACTTCTTCAGGCGT